TTTTTTAGCAAAGGAGAATATAAAAAATACGACTTACAATTAATGTACGACTTAAAACTACTGTAATATGTGGCACGAAACAACAAAATATAAAAAGAAAACAGAAAACTATAATGAGATTTTCAAGCAGCTTCAAGGTGAGTTGGAAGATAAAGAAGCTAAGATAACTCTTTGCAAGTTTTTACGCCAGAATTTATATTTTACCACTTATTTACTAACAGGAATTAAACTTTCGCCATACCAAGAGATAACTCTCAAGGGAATGTTTAATAGAAACTTCTCTATGTGTGTTTGGGGCCGTGGTTGCGCTAAATCATTTATTGCTAGTGTGTATTGCGTACTACAATGCGTGTTCGAGCCAAACACAAAAATTCTGATAGCTGGTCCGACCTTTCGTACTGCTAGAGCTATATTTAATAATATAGAAAAGATGTCTGAAAATAAAGGCGCAGAATTACTACTACAAGCATTTGGAGCAAAGAGCAAAAGAAATGACTTATATGAGTGGGACATTAATGGCGGATCTATCAGAGCTATTCCTCTAAGCGGCGAAAAGATCCGTGGTTTCCGCGCTAATATACTTGTTCTTGATGAGTTCTTGCTTTTGCCAGAAGAGATTATTAAAAATGTTTTAATGCCATTCCTTGTCGCGCCTCAAGACATGAAAAGACGTATTGATGTGCGTGAAATGGAAGACTTGTTAATCAAAGAAGGCAAAATGAAAGAAGAAGATAGAATGGTCTTCGTAAATAATTCAAAAATGATAGCCTTGTCTTCTGCTAGTTATACTTTCGAGAATCTTTATAAAACTTATCAAGAGTGGGTAACAAAAATTACTTCTCCAGAAAAAGAAGACTCTACTTATTTTGTTTCTCAATTAGGCTATGAAGCTTTGCCGCCAGAGATGATAGATAAAACAATCATTGAAGAAGCCCAAAGTGGAGGCACATCTCATTCAGCGTTCCTAAGAGAATATTGCGCTCAATTTACAGATGGATCAGATAGTTATTTCAGCGCGAAGAAGATGGAAGAATGCACTCTCAAAGATGAATACCCTCACACTCTTGTAAAGGGAACTCCTGGTAAAAAATATGTAGTAGGAATAGACCCTAACATGAGTGATAGTCCCAATGCTGACTATTTTGCTATAGCAGTTATGGAATTAGACGAAGAGACAGGAGTAGGAATACTTGTGCATACTTATGCTGGATTGGGCAACTTAAATAATCACGTTAAATATTTTAATTATATTATGACTTACTTTGATGTAGTCATGATAACCTTAGATAATGCTGGAGCAGATATATTTATTGATACATGCAACCAATCTGAAATATTTAAAGCGGCAAAAATTAATATCAAAGTCTTAGATTTCGATCCAGACGCAGAAGGCCCAGAGCATGAAATGCAATTACGCAACGCTAAAGCTCAATATAATTTATCAGAACATAGAATAGCATTTAATCAAGTTTTTACTTCTAATTTTATTAGAAAAGGTAACGAATATTTGCAAGCATGTATTGATTATAAAAAAGTTTTATTTGCTTCAAGGACTTGCTCTAATGATAAATTTTTTGATAATGTAGTAGGCACTAATCTTCCTAAAGATTTAATATTTACTGGTGACAAAATAGACTGGACAAATCTAGATTTCATAGAAAACCAAGACGACTTTATTTATCAAACAAAAAAGCAATGCGCCTTAGTAGAATATACCACTACTTCTAGAGGCATGCAAAACTTTGATTTGCCTCAGCATTTAAAACGTGGATCTTCAGCTACAAGAGCTAGAAAAGACAATTACTCAGCATTTATGTTGGCTAATTGGGGCGTCAAATGTTATAACGATATAATGAAACAAACTGTAGAAAATAATACATTTACATTTACTCCAGTAATGTTTTAGTGTAACTTTATAATAGCATGGCTAATTTGATCAGGAGAAAGCAGGTAGATCAGGTAGAGTTTTCAGGCTTCATCGTAGATGTAGGCGACGAAAACTACTATCCATTGACTAGCAATCCTTCTGGTTTTTTAGATCAGGCTAGTCTAGATTCTGCTACAGGAACTTTAAATTCTTCTATCAATTCTGTTTCTGGGGTTTTGAATACTACTATTTTAAATACTGGCGCAGCAGCTAACGCATATTCAAATACAGTAAGCGGCACCTTATCCACTAGGCTAGAATCAACAGGAAATTATTTAAGCGGGCAAATAATTTCTTTAAGCGGATATACAATTTCAGTCAGCGGCAATTTATATAATTCGGTCACAGGAGCAAGCGGAGTAGTAAGCACTAAAGTTGATACCGCAAGTGGATATTTAAAAGCTTATACTGATACAACTTCTGGCTTACTTTATAATCAAATCGTAGCTTCATCTAGTGCGACAGATGTAAGCAATATAGCTAGTGGAAATAATTTTAATTTTAGCGGCACGAAGACTTTTAAATCTCCAATAACAGCCCAAAGAATAAATATAAGTGGATCTACGACTCCGACGTCCATTTCTATAATTTCTTCTTCTGGAGTAGTTTCAATAGCTGGTAATGCTGGAACTTTTGTCAGTTATTATGAGACAGGGGCTAATTCTTCGCTATGGGCCGTGACTGATTCTGTTGGATTGCCGATGATTGAACTGTTCGATGATTATACTTTAATACTTGGTCATTCTAGCAGACCATCTGTCACTTTAAGCGGATTATCTGGATATGTTTTAATGCAAAATTTGCCTACTCAAACTCAAACTGGAGGCCTTCCTAACGGAACAATCTTTAGAAGTGGAAACCATTTAATGATTTTATAACATGAGAAAACCAAAAATTCAAGAGATCAAACCAATGATGACCGCTTATGCGGCGACTACTGAGAGTTCGCCAATACAGGCTCGTAGAAATTTGGCTGGCGACATTGAGAGGACAGATAGGTTTTATAATATTGATTATGGTCTAGTACCATTTAAATATTCTCATAGTTTACAAAATAAGAGCGGATTAAATATAAGAGACGCAGTAATATTGTGCCAAAAAGCTTATTATAATTTCTCTTCTTTCAGAAATGTTATTGATTTAATGACAGAATTTTCTTCTAGTAAAATTTATTTTACTGGGGGTAATAAGAAAGCTAGAGATTTTCTAGACGCTTTATTCAAAAAGATTAATATTGATAACTTTGTAGATAAATTCTTCAGAGAGTATTATCGTTCTGGAAATGTTTTTATTTATAGATTCGATTATAAAGTAAATCAAAGCGATATCTCTAAAATTACTCAAGTTTTTGGCTCAGAATCTTTAGCTGCGGCGGCTTTAGAACTTCCGTCTAAATACATGATTTTAAATCCAGCAGATATTCAATATGGTGGAAATATTTCATTTGTTGGTGGCAATTACTACAAGATTCTAACAGATTATGAATTGCAAAGATTGCGTAATCCAACGACTGATGAAGACAGAGAAGTTCTCAAGAGTTTAAACGAAAAAAATAGACTAAATTTACAAAAGAAAGTCCTTTCTGGTGCTGGAGCCTACATTACAATTCCTTTGGATACAGAGCAAGTGTCTGCTGTATTTTACAAAAAGCAAGATTACGAACCATTTTCTGTCCCTATGGGTTTTCCAGTATTGGAAGACATTAATTGGAAGCAGGAAATGAAAAAAATGGACATGGCATTAACAAGAACAACTCAACAAGCTGTTCTGTTGATTACCATGGGTTCAGAATTAAAGAGCGGCGCTTTAAATATTAATCAAAAGAATATCGAAGCGATGCAAACTCTTTTCCAAAATCAATCCGTAGGAAAAGTGCTTGTTTCTGATTTTACCACAAAGGCTCAATTTATTATTCCTGATATAGCTGGCATTCTTGATCCTAAGAAGTACGAAGTAGTAAATACAGACATAAGAGAAGGTTTAAATAATATTTTAATTGGAGATGAAAAGTTTTCTAGCACAAGTATTAAAACAAATATCTTCTTCCAACGGCTGGAACAAGGTAGACAAGCTTTCCTTAACGACTTTTTGATACCAGAAGTTAAGAGGCTTTGCAAAAACTTAGGTTTTAAAAACTTTCCGACTCCTCATTTCCAAGAAATAGATATCAGAGACGCTTCTGTTTGGAATAGAGTCGCTGCTCAATTAGTGCAGCTTGGAGTTTTGACTCCTGAAGAAGGGTTGCAAGCGATAGAAACAGGAAGACTGCCAGATCCAGAAGAGTCTTTGGAGTCGCAAAAGAAATTTAAAGCTTTCAAAGATGATGGATTGTATGCCCCAGTGGCTACTGGAGCAGGCGCTGCTGGCGGTTTATCGACAGGAAGGCCTCCTGGAGCCAAATCTCCTCAATCGACTAAAAACGTTTCTCCTCCTGGAACAAATAAAAAAGCTCCAGCTATAGCTTCTTACTCAATGAAAGGAATATCGCAAACTTTTAAAGAATACGAAATTCTTTCTGCCAAAGTAGAAGACTTTCTTAAAAAGAAACATAAGAAAAAATCTTTAAATAAAGAACAAAAATCTATAGCAGAGCAAATTGCCCAAAATATCATTATTAATGAAGAAAAAACAAACTGGGATTATTCTATAAAAGCTTATTGCGAAGGAGAAAAGCAAGAT